ATTACATATTAATATAAACTTTATTACTAATTTATTTAAGACTTATATCATTTAGACTAATGGGCTGATCGAAAATGGCAGATAATAACACAGCATTAATAGACCATGTGCAACGTGAGGAATCTCGACTCGCAAGAATTGAGGACAAAATAGACAAGCTTTCCGACGCAATGATCGATCTCGCTCGTGCTGAAGAAAAACTTATAAACATAGAAAAATCAAGCTCCCAACATTTTGAACGTATGAATCGTTTCTCCATGAGAATGGATGATATGGAAGATACCGTTCAGGAACAGGGAAAGACAGTAAAGGTCATGCAGTATATCATTACGTTATCTGCAACCGTCTTTGCTGGTTTGGTCGTCAAAGTATTCTTTGACGCTTAATATTTAACCGGAGACTAAAGTGATGTCAAACATCAATAATATAATGGAGGCTTATTTGTCAATGAAGGTCTCCGAGCAAGAAGCACTTGCCGAAGCTAAAAAGTTGGATGCAGTAGACGATAAGGCGAACGATAAGAAGTTCACTGATCGTAAAGATAAAGATATAGATAACGACGGTGACGTAGATTCATCTGATGAGTTCTTACATAAGAAGCGTAAGGCAATCGACAACGAGATTGACGGTGGAGAGAAACCTGCTGACAATGCTAAACCTAAGAAGGGTGTTAATCCTTTCAAGAAGGAAGAAGTTGAGATTGACGAAGCACGTCAAATGAAAGATCCTAAGAAAGACACTATGGTCACTAAGGGTGGTAAGACTATCGTAATCGACAAGTCTAAGGAAGCAGAATACCTCAAGAAGGGTTGGACTCTATCCGAAGAAAAAGACGAAGAAGAAGATGATGTCGAGACTGATAAGAAACCTTTCCCACCTAAGAAGAAGAAGCCTGCAGATGTGGATGGTGATGTTGAAGAACCAGAAGCTGACGGAGATTCCGAAATTAAAAAGAATCCCAAAACTGCGGATAAGAAAGCTGAGATCTCTAAGATCGAGAGTGTAGACACTCGTTCTGCGTTTGAAAAAATGTGGTCAGAGATTGTTGAAGCAACTGCGCCTAAGCAAGATGGCGAGAAGTACGATGATAACTCATCCCAGCATGATAAGGACGTTGTCAAAAACCATAAGAAGTCTGATAAGAAGATTGAAGATGGTGTTGAAGATGCAATTGCCAAGACCTTTAAAGCTGGTGGTAAGGATCAGAAACAAGCCACTGCTCGAAGCGGTGCTGACAATCTAAAAAATGGTGATAAATCACCTAAGTAAGTTATTGTTATTGTAAAGAGGCTGGTACTAAATTATGTTAGAACCGATGCTTCGGTATATTGTAGATATGTTTCATCAAGACCCACCTACAAAAGTTGTTACAGTTAAGGGAACTGATACTGAAAATGTTTCTACAGTACCGATAGAGGATATGACCAAGTGTGAGATAGAAGCACTTGGGAAGGTGAATGGTATTAGGTTGAACTGTCACCGTAAAAAAGGCATTCTAGTTGCTAAGATGAAAGAAGCAGGAATCCACCACGGATAGGAATCCATGACTTTCAAATACTACGTACTTACTAGTAGCAACATCCGAACACTAGAACGTCAATTTACTACTCTCAAACCGAACGAGACCGTGGTTATCATAAACTCTCTGGATCCAGAGTACGTTGAAGAGGCCACGGTATTTTGTACGGATAATGATATTCAGTATCACATAACCGAATCCGACGGTACACCCTCAACTGGTAAGAACTCATTGCTCGATAAATTCTTAGAGAGCGATAACGAGTATATGGTACAGGTTGACGGTGACGATCTAATCACCCCCTACGGTAGAAACCTCTACCGAACAGTTGCTCATGGTGACTCTCCCCCAGACATGATATGTCTAGCGAATCAACTGTCTATCAAAACTCCTCAAGCAGACTTCTTGTCTTTGTTTAAAAAACAAGTAGACAGTAGATCCGTGAGTAAAAAGCACTTCTATATCCCAATGAAACATTCTCATCATTGGACACATGATTTAAAAACAAGAAACACTCGTGGGGTTTATGTTCCTAAAGTCAGCGAACCAGACATAGAAAAACTTATTAGAGTTGGTATTGAGCCAACTGTCGCTAGACAATGGATGGAGAGCCGAAAGGTAGCAGAAGATTATAGTGTAGATTATGGTGATATGATGAACACTCTCAATAGACTTGTGTTTTACTCGCGTAAGGCAGCAGAGTGCGCTAGGTTCGATCCTGATCATAAAATAGGTGAAGACGCACTAGAATACTACCGATTAAAAAAACTATCGTATGAAGGTAAGTTGGACATGCGAGTAAAGAATGAAAATCCCAAGTACTCTTATCTGTACATGCAAGATCATGATAGTACTACTCGACATGGAGTTCCAGAACTTAGTTGGATATTGCCTCTTATTACAAAACTAAATAGTATGGATATGTATCCAAAGGGGTACAGACTACCGGAGTTTGAAGACCCATACTATGAAGTTGACTAAGAACAATCTTGTTGTCTATGCTGCAAAGCATTACTACAACCCCACCTTTATCGACGGTGAGGAATTTAATGATGATATCAAGAGATTTAAGTATGTGAAGAGACTGGTGAATCGGTATCATCAGCATGGCGACCTTGCCGAAAGACTTATATTAAATCACCTAATAGTGATCTTTAATGTCTTTGGTTATGAGGCTGGAGTTGAGATGTTAGCATTAAAACTCCCTCTAGAACAGTGGCCAACAATCAAACCATTTCTCATTTTTCTGAATGCTATAAAAAATGATGATATTACAGGTATCGAAATGGATAAATACGTTATAGAAAAGTTGAGAGAAATAAGATGGGCATCCTAAAGTCAGCCGCAGACATAGTCTATACAATTAGATTTTTAAAACTACTCGTTACTAAGTTCGAGGACACAGGTGCGTTCAAAGCAGGCATCATTGATAAGGACGGTAAAAAGAACCCAGACTTCTCTATGGATAAGATGGATGACCGTGAGGCATACCGTGATCATTATACCTCTTTCCATCGTCTAGTATTCAACTTAAAGAAAATCATGGCAAAGGCTCCCGGCGGTTCTTCGGTAGTTGCTCGGTATGGTGCTGCACTTGCCTTGATTAAAGAACATGGTGAACTATCTGACTCTAATCTACAAAAGATACATGAGAAGACTGGTATTGATATCTTGGACATTATAATGGAAAGTTCTCAGTGGTATGTCCTAGAGAATGAATGCGTTGGACAAGGTGTCTATCGTATGCGTAATAACTCTATGATTGATACTGGAGAAGAATTAGTCCGTAAAGGAGATCAAATACGTATCGCAGAAGATAATCTATGTCATGACATCCTAGGTATACCCGTATACGAAGGAACCCACTTACGAACAGGTAAACGTATTCTGTTCTCCGCTAACGAGATAATGAAATGAAAACATATAAAGAATTCATGCAATCATTCGAAGAAGAGATTGCTAACAATACTTCAGGCGTATCTGGTGCTGGCGAAAACCCAGACCAAACCGTAGTTATACGTAAGAAGCATGATCGCAAAAATTCGCGTAAGGATGCCGCTGCGTTACTTAGAAGAGTTTTTCCAGAAAGATTCGAAAATAAGTAACCAATCTCCCTTGACAAAGTAACCGAATTAGTATATACTTCTATATTAAATCGAAGAGTTATAGCATGAAAATTATTGATCGAACCGACTACAAGATCGTCATTCTTGAAACTAATGATGATAGCCTCGGTGACCTATTAGAAACCAATGATATGGATAAACTCATATTTGTTTCTATGCAAGGTTATCCAGCAGGCGACCTCCCTATAGAAAGATTCCTAGTTAAAAATCGCACTGCCCCATTTAAAAATCATTTAATGTGGGAAGGCTTCTTTGACCCTAAAGAAGAGGACGCATACATAGTCAACCGTTGTAATTTGTTCTGGGAATCTGGTAAAGGGATGCTCATTGAAGAGTATGAGTATCAAAGTGATGAACCATTCTACGACTACAGTAAATAGGTTATTATGTCCGGTATACTGAACCATCTAAAGGGGTATGAATCTCTGTATAGAATCATATCCGGTATTGACAAAAACCTATTTAAAGTGTATAATATCCCGTATTGCACACATCAAAGCAATGAAGTATTTTTCGTAGTAATGTCAGATGATGTGCATATACCTACCGAGATACGTGAAGCATGGTCAGTTGCACAAGGCCATTGTCTAGATAACGGGGTGACTCTAAACCTTATTATCATGAAAGTAGAAGACTATAAGAATTGGGTGAACACTGAATTGCCCTATATAAGAGATGTCGAGTGCTGTGCGACACCTAAATTACTTGAAAGTGGTTACTTGTCTATAGATAGAAAGTGATCCAACTAATGGAATAATAATAATGACAGTCGATGTGAAATATGATAGGGACGAGTTACTTACAGACTATGCTGTAGGAATGCTAAAAGATTTTTATATGATAGATGGAGAAGATTCTCCGCAAGACGCATATGCAAGAGCAGCGACTGCATGGTCAATGTATAAGGGACAGATGGATGAAGTCCTAGCACGACGATTATATGAATATGTTTCCAAGAAATGGTTTATGTTTGCTTCACCAGTCCTCTCAAACGCACCAGATGGCGACAAGAAGTCAAAGGGACTTCCTATCTCATGTTTCCTCACATATGTACCGGACACGTTAGAGGGACTAATTGACCACACCTCAGAGTTACGCTGGTTGTCAGTTATGGGTGGTGGAGTTGGTGGTCACTGGAGTTCCGTTCGTACGGTGTCAGACATAGCACCAGGCCCAATACCTTTCTTGCATACTGTAGATGCAGACATGATTGCTTACCGACAGGGTAAGACGCGTAAGGGTTCTTATGCAGCATACCTAGATGTTGGCCATCCAGACATTATAGAATTCCTAAATATCCGCATACCCACAGGTGATGTTCAACGGAAGGCTCTGAACATTCACAATGCTATAAATATTAGCGATGAGTTTATGACTGCGGTTATAGACAACACAGATTTTAACTTACGTGATCCTAAAGATGGTACAGTAAAAGAAGCCATCAATGCACGTAAGTTATGGGAGCGAATCCTTGAGGTTCGATTCCGTACGGGTGAACCGTACTTAAACTTTATTGATACTGCGAATCGAGATCTACCCCAACCTCTAAAGGATTTGGGATTGAAGATTCACGGATCAAACTTATGCAATGAAATTCACTTACCAACATCAGCAGATAGAACTGCGGTATGTTGTCTGTCTTCCCTCAACTTAGAATACTATGACGAGTGGAAGGATACCAACATTATACGAGACATCGTCCGTATGTTGGATAACGTTCTTGAGTACTTTATTGAGAACGCACCGGACAACATCTCCAGAGCAAGATACTCTGCGGAACGTGAACGATCAATTGGTTTGGGTGCAATGGGATTCCATTCACTCTTACAAAAGCACTCTGTCCCTTGGGAATCTGATAAAGCCCGAGAGATAAATAAGGTTGTCTTTGAGAACATCCAAAGACAAGCTGTAGAAGAGTCACGGCTCCTAGCGAAAGAGCGAGGCGAATACTCAGACGGTATATCGTCAGGAATGCGTAATTCGCATCTAATAGCAATCGCGCCTAACGCGTCGTCGGGAGTCATTTTATCTACATCACCATCTATCGAACCACTGAAGGCATGTGCTTATACGCATAGAACTCGTGCTGGTTCGTTCTTAGTGAAGAACGTTTATCTGACCCGACTTCTAAAAGAGAAGGGTCATGATAACGAATCTACGTGGACAAGCATTATCACTAAGAAGGGGTCGGTGCAACACCTACCTTTCCTGAATGAAGGTGAGAAGGCAATTTACAAGACTGCGCAGGAACTTGATCAAAACTGGGTGGTGACCCACGCGGCAGACCGGCAACCATTTATTTGTCAGGGTCAATCAGTCAATCTATTTTTCCCATCGGGTGCAGCCAAGGCATATGTCAATAAGGTACACTTTAGCGCATGGAAGAAAGGGTTGAAAGGTCTATACTATCTACGCACCGAAGCTACATCACGTGCAGAGACGGTATCGGACAAAGTCGAACGAGTCGCATTGATGGACGACCACCGAACGATAATCTATGGGAAATCTAACTGCCCATGGTGTGTTAAGGCAATAGAAGAGTTACAACTCCGTGGAGTTGACTTCGACTATATTGACCTTGAAGAAATAAAGAAGACTGCGGCAGAAGTAACTGGTCGTAAAGATGTCAAAACGGTTCCACAGATTTATATCGAAGGACGATATATCGGTGGTTATGAAGACCTTATGCTCCAACTAGAAACTGATATAGACCTTGGGCCTATTGATGACGGAGATGAATGTCGAGCATGCGAAGGATAACAATAATTTAAAAGGTCTAATACTAATATGTCATTATTAAAATTTTCTACATCATACAAACCTTTCCTCTACCCTTGGGCAGTGGAATTGACTAAGAAACATGAAGAGATCCATTGGATCGAAGATGAAGCAGAACTATCCGAAGACGTGCAGGATTGGAAAACCAAATTGACTGAGGAAGAGAAAACCTTCATCACTCATGTGCTACGATTGTTCACACAGTCGGATGTACAGGTAGGAGAAAACTACCACGAACTTCTAATACCGAAGTTTAAAAATAACGAAGTACGTAACATGCTAGGATCTTTCGCAAACCGCGAAGGCGTGCATCAACGTGCATACGCTCTATTGAATGATACCCTTGGTCTACCAGACGAAGACTATCACGCATTCTTAGAGTATACCGAAATGGCGGATAAGATCGACTTCATGAAGAGTGGTAACATATCTACTCACATGGGACTCGCACTTGCGTTGGCACAGTCAGTGTTCAATGAAGGTATGTCTGTATTCGCATCATTTGTTATGCTACTTAACTTCCAACGTTTTGGAAAGATGAAGGGTATGGCAACAATTGTCGAGTGGTCTATTCGAGACGAGACTATTCATGTACAAGGTAATGCGAAGTTGTTCCGTGAGTTCACTAATGAACACTCACGTATTGTGAACGACGAACTAAAGTCTAAGATCTACGAGATGGCAGAGAATGCTGTTAAACTGGAAGACAAGTTCATTCAACTCGCATTTAAAGGAAATCATGTTCAAGGGTTAACTAAGAAAGAAGTTCGCGACTATGTGCGTCACATTGCTGACCGTCGTCTACTCCAGTTAGGAATGAAGCCCATGTTCAAACAAAAGACAAATCCACTCCCTTGGTTAGACTGGGTACTGAACGGAGCATCACACGACAACTTCTTTGAGAAACGTGTGACCGAATACTCAGTTGCTGGTATGGACGGCGAAGACTTCGGTTGGGAAGAGTTGGAGTCAGAGACAAAATATGGATAAGCAATACGGCATAGAATGCCCTATCTGCGATATCGAAACTGTTATTGGGGTGCCGTACGATGATGATCTTCCTCGGCATTGCCCCATGTGCGGTTCGGACGCAGACGCTGAGGAAATAGAACCAGAAGAGTTTGATTGATCCTACACCTTTAATGCTTATATAAGTAGGTGTATGGAATGGACATTTGAAGACAAAGCTTTCGACCCCGAAGAATCTTTTCTAGAAGATTATCAGGGATTCGTGTACATAGTGACTGAACTCAGTACTGGGAAGAAGTACCTAGGTAAAAAGTTTTTCTGGAAGCCCAAGACACTGCCAGTAACAAAGAAGCGAAAGCGTAAAATAAAAACGCGAGTACAGTCTGACTGGAAGAAATATTTTGGGTCAAGTCTAGAAGTAAAAGCTTTGGTAGAACAGAAAGGTGCAGAGAGTTTCAAGAGAGAAGTTTTAAAACTCTGCCGCACTAAAGGGGAATGCTCCTACTACGAAGCAAAACTACAGTTCCAATATGATGTCCTACTCAGTGACGAATTCTATAACGCCTTCATCGGCTGTAAGATACACGCGAAACATTTACCAAAAGATTAACCTATGAGTATCACCATGACTCCTGCTGCGGAACATCATGTACTCTCACATCTACAGCATCGTGCTAAGGGTGTGGGTGTGCGATTGGGTGTCCGTACTACTGGGTGTTCTGGTCTATCATATGTGCTAGAGTTTGTCGACGACACTCACGAAGAAGATATTGTCACGCAATGTGGCGAAGTCAAATTAGTTGTCGACCCTAAGAGTCTAATCTACCTAGACGGTACTGAATTGGATTATGTTAGGGAAGGTCTTAACGAGGGATTCGAATTTAAGAATCCCAACGTATCAGACGAATGTGGTTGTGGAGAAAGTTTCCACGTCTAAAGAGTAGGGACGATATTGGCGTAACTGATCACTTGATCACCACTGTTAAAGTTCCTTGGCGTAATGACAAGTCCATACTGATTCATCATCTTAACAATACCAACCCTTATAGTGTCGCTGCTGTGTTTATACTGGACAACATCACCTATATTAATTTTATTTCTCATAACCATTCTCCTTAAAACCGTGCGACATACGCTTCATCAGAAGACATCCGAGAGCGGTTACAAGGCACTTGCAAGTTAATCTTCTCTGCATACTCATGAGCAGCCATCGCACTAGAGAACACCTTTGCACATAGGGGACGATCAGTCTTGATACACAATAGACGGTAGTAATAAAACATTAGTTCACTTCCTTGAAGCCGCACATCGCGACCTTGTAAGTTTTGTTGTCAAGCAACATGTAGTCTCCCATAGACGTTGAACGTAGTCCGTACGTTTGACCGTTAACTACTGGCAAATCTGCCAACACGGTCACATCTTCTGAGTAGTCTGGGTTGTTCTCAATGTCGTTACGACTCCAAGAACCTTGGATGTTCTGAGTACGAACATATGCATACTCAAGAGCGATGTCGCCAGTGCGATCACCGACGTTTACTTTAGCAACGATTGACGGAGTCTTCTCAAATGCTTGGTGGGTTACTGTAATAATCATAATAATATTCCTTAAACGAGTTTAATGGATAGTTTGGCATTGTACCAGAAATCTGATACATCTGCATAGAGCACGACACACTGGTCGTGTTCGTAGTACTTACGTAGATTAAGTACAAAGTTGGTTAGTGAAGAACACCACACTTGGGTGATGTCATTCCCATGATGCCACCGCATAAAGGCAGACTCAATGTAAGACATGGGTAACGCAGAAGGTGATTGGTTTTTCATAATTTTCTCTCTTAACTCAATTTGTACAGCTATTATATCATACTCGTTTTGAAAACGCAAGGCAATACAGCATTTTCTTTAGACCTTTTTGGCATATAGGGGTGGGTAACTATGCTTTATTGGTATAAAAATAATAGTATAATGCCTTGACTTTTGTTTTGATTACATGTATAATAGCTACATAAAGTCGAGTTGAGAGAGAGAATATTATGAGTGTAGAGAAAACTGTAACAACCACCACCCCCCAGCGGCAACTCACAAGCGCAGAGGCGATTGCGGTGTTCCGCAAAGCACGGAAAGCAGCCGCGGCACGGGGCGACTATTATCGTAACCGTATTGCTAATGCAAAGGAGATTGTATAATGAAAATTGTTATTCAGACACAACTACGCGAGAACTATGGTGCCCATACGTGGGACGGTGAAGGTAGATGTCCCCAACGCTGGAAGTGTAAGGGGGGTAACACCTACTTCGTCGACTGCACCTTAGCAGAGTCACAAGACCCAGGCTACTGGTGTGAGTTAGCGTCTCTCATTAATGTACGTGACGAGTACTCTGATGAGTACATCACTAGTGAAGAGTTAGTGGATGCGATTGATTTCGATCCTGCTAACTACCACGAACATTGGGAGAACCCAATCTATTTGGAGAGAACCAATGGGGTTAATTGGGATGCTCAACAGATCTTTGAGTACAGTGAATACTTCCCTGCTCATGGGATTCTGAAACAGAAGGTGACTTCTTGGATGATGTTCCCAAATGGGATTATAGAACACCACTCAGTTCTAGTCGAGACATGTGAAGGTGACGTGATGAGCTGGAAAGACGCGAACGAATATTACTCTAAAATGAAAGGAACAGTATAATGAATATGGCATATTGCGATTACATCGCCCACACAATATTGAGACCAGCGCTACAAAATGACGGCAAGGATCAGGGCCCACTTAACCGCCCAGAACTTCAAAGAGGAATTATAAGAGGGGTCGGTCACGTACAGATGGATTTGGATCCTGTAGAGGGTTATATGGTATCCACTGCCAAGCGAATCGACGTGGTAGAT